AAAACATTCAAAGAACAAGTATGCCGTCCTGCACAAGATTCATTAGAACAAAAAATTAACATGCTCATTAGAGAATTCACTGATGCTTTTGTTTTAAGATTTGATGAATTAACCCTTACAGATGAACAAACTCAGAGCAAAATTGATGAAGTATATCTTAGAACTCAAGTTGTTATGCCAAATGAAATTCGTGTTCGTAAGAATCTTCCACCGCGTAAAGGTGGAGATGATCCTGTTCAATTAACTGCTGGCGCACAAGCAGAACAAAGGACTCAACAGAATGGAAACCGTCAAAGAGATCAGCAACGTGCTGCAAATGCTTCTGATTTTGAAGGCGATAGAAATCCTAAAGGGGAAGGTAGGAAAGTACAATAAATTTCGCGCCTTATGAATTTATTGCTACTATAATGTCAAATGAACATTACAAAGGCTTCATGGACTAATAGCGAAAAGAAAGTTAACATTTCTTTTCCAATTGCTAAAGTCAATAAAGAAAAAAGAACAGTTTCAGGGTTTGCGTCCCTTGATAATATTGACCGTCATGGTGACATTGTTACTTCTGAGGCTTCACAAAAGGCTTTTGATCGTTTTCGCGGTAATTTAAGAGAAATGCATCAACCAATTGCTGTTGGTAAAGTCATGTCATTTACTACTAAAGAATTTATTGATCCAGAAACAAACAAATCTTATAAAGGCATCTATGTTGATGCCTATATTTCTAAAGGTGCCCAAGACACTTGGGAAAAAGTTATGGACGGAACTCTTACCGGATTTTCTATTGGCGGAAATATTGTAGAGGCAGGATATCAAGACGGCGATGAGACAGAAACCCGTGTTATTAAAGATTATGAATTAATGGAACTTAGTTTAGTAGATAACCCCGCAAACCCATTGGCAAATATTTTTTCTATTCAAAAAAATGCAGACGGAAATCAAACCATGAAAGGCATGGCAGCAGAAACAGAAATTGAAAATGTTTTTTATTGCTCCAGTGACCAGATTGCTACAACATCCCCAGAAGAATCCTTGAATTGTGTAGCCTGTGGTGACGACATGAAAACAATTGGATGGGTTGAGAAATCAGATTCACAAAAAGGTGATAGCATCATGAAGGCTATTACTGCTTATTTTGCGAAAGATGATGCTCCCGGTTCAAATCATGAAGCAACAACTCAGGATTCTGACGCAATTACAAGTCAGGATACAATAAATCTATACCCAGATCAAGGAAAAATTAAAACTGGGATACCGACAGCCAAAATGGCTGACGTTGACGAAAGCAATCTACTTAGTAAAGGAGGGAACGAAGAAATGGCAGACGAAACAAATGAAGAGGCTACTCCGGTAGATGTCGTAGAAGAGTTTGCTGAAACACCCGAAACTGATTCCGGCGATTCCGTTGAGAAGGCCGTAAGCGTTTCTGAGGTTCCAGTAGACGAACTAGACTTTGTAAAGATGGTTGATACCCTCAAAACAGACGTAACTACAACAATTGAAAAGAATCATGCTGAACAAGCCGCTTCTGCTCAAGACATTCAGGCCGCTGTTGAAGAAATCAAGAAATCCGTTGGTGATTATACAACTAACGCTTCTGAACTCAGCAATAATGTAGCCGAATTGATTACGAGACTAGAAGCAATCGAAAAGCGCATTGACGCTTACGAAGGTGACACAGCAGTACAGAAGTCTGGCGGGGTAGAAACTACTCAACCAGATGATACAAAAATAACAAAGAGCATATGGCAAGGACACTTCCTCGGCGTTCAAAACATCTAGGCTCAAAAATTTAATATAGACTTTACTCAAAAAGGCAGGTGAAAAATAATATGAGCAACGAACTTTTACAAAAGGTTATCGACACATCTAACCTTGGTTCAACATTCACAAGCACTGGTGACAACGGCGTTGCAGTTCCCTCAGGTAATGGTTTACTATACCCTGATCAGGCTAACCGCTTCCTTGACTACATGTGGGATGCCACCATCCTTGCGAAAACTGCGCGTACAATCCGTATGCGTTCAAACACAACAGAGATTGACCGCGTGTCTGTAGGTCAGCGTATCATGACAGTTGCAACTGAAGATAATCCCCGTGATTATGTTAACGCTTCTTCTTCAAGTGCAAACTTCACAAATGCTGCTGCTACATTCTCAAAGGTTTCTCTTACAACTCGCAAATTGCGTCTTGACTGGGAACTCTCTGCTGAATCACTAGAAGACAACCTAGAAGGTCCAGACCTAGAAGATCACATCGCACGCCTTATGGCAACTCAAGCCGGTAACGACATTGAGGATGTAATCATCAACGGTACAGGATCTGGGTCAGGTCTTCTTTCAGCATTCAAGGGTTTCCGTTCACTCGCAGTAAGCAACGCACACGTTGTAGACGCAGCAGGGTACGGGCTTGACAAGACAGTATTTAATGCTGCTATTAAGCAAATGCCCCGTAAGTACAAGCAGCGTAGAAACCAACTTAGATTCTTTGTCGGTTCAAACCTTGTCCAAGACTATCTGTTCAACCTCACCGCTTCCGCTGGTTCTGTGAACCCTTGGGATATCGCTTCTGGCGTTATTCGTGGTGATGTTGCTGCTAACGATGGTGGTCCCGGTACTGTAACTCCTTATGCATTTGGAATTCCAGTTATCAACGTTCCACTAATGGATGAAACAGTCTCTGGAGATTATGCAGGTGCTTCAGGTCTACACGGTGACGTTCACCTGACCTTCCCCCAAAATCTCATCGTTGGTATCAAGCGTGACGTTGTTGTCTACCGTCTGTTCCAGCCCAAGAAGGATACAATTGAGTACACTCTCTTTATCCGTGTTGGTACAGCAGTAGAAAACTACGACGCACACGTTTTAGTTAAGAATGTCAAGGTTGCAGGTACAACTGCACCATTCGGTTCAACATTGACAGCCGCTCACGGCAGCAATGTTACTGGTGGTTCAGGTACTTACACCTACTGATAAATTTCTATCACAGGCGGGAGGGCATGAAAATGCCCTCCTTGTCTGTGTTCTGCTATAATTCTATATATACAGAAAGGAACACACATGTCTTTTAAAGATTTAAAACTGGCTGAACTTAAAGGAGTTGCTGAAAGTTTTGGCGTAGATTTACCGAATAAGATTAGTAAAAATGATTTAGTTCTTCTTTTAGAGGAAGAAGGTATTTCATATCAAATGTATGACAAATTTGCTAATACTGAAAAGGAAGATGTTGCGCCAGATGGACCTCAACCAGCCCGCCTAGATTTAAAAAAAGAAGACGCAATTCTAGTAAAAATGGACAGAGAAAATTTCTCGTACCAAATTGGAACTGCTCAGGGCGCTGTTACATTTACAAAAGAACACCCATTTGTAGCCCTGCCAGCATCTGTTGCTGATGAAGTTTTTTTCAATCACGATGGATTCCGGCCAGCCACTCCTAGAGAGGTACAGGAATATTATTCCTAATTCGGAGGGGAAGTAATTGCAACAAATTAATAACGGTGACTTTGAAGAATTAGAACTTGTCATTGTTCGTAATAATGAAAAAGTTGATGCTGACGGAACTGTTTTAGTTTCTATTTATGATGCTGATGATTCTACTAATACTGTAATTGTAAGTGGTTCGGCAACAAATCAACCTATGCATGGGCATTACGCATTTGGTATTGATGCGACGGTAACTGGATTAAATAAAGTTATTCGGGCGGATTGGTTATATACAGTTAAAAGTTCTTCTGTTGTACAATCAACTTTTTATGAAATTGTTACGCCATATACAACAGTGTCAGATATAGTTGATTACTATAATCTTGGATCTAGTCCATCGGATCTTAATTACCGACCATATGATCAAATTCGTAATGCTGAAAGATTAGCCAGAACCGTTGTTGAAGGTTATACTGGTCAAAAATTTGGTAAAAGGAATGGATCTCAAGAAGTTTTTGGTAATGGATCTGATGCATGTTTTATGACTGAACCTATGGTTAAGTTAAATAAAATGTATGAGAATGATGCTCTTCTTTATGATGCTACGCAAAATCCAGTGTTTAATGATTTCGGTTTTGATTTAATATTAACTCAAACCAATAAAACTGTAAGAATTCTTAATACTGGCTGGGATGTTCGATATGATAACAATATTGATCCTTCTGTCCTTTATTATGGACGTTTTAGAAATCATTCGCGTTATAAATTTGAAGGTGTCATTGGATGGAATTATGTTCCACCAAATGTTAAATTGGCTGCCACAATTTTAGCGGGTGACTATTTATCAAATGACGCTGCTTGGAGGATCAGATATTTGAATGAAGTATCTATGGGCCAAGTTACATTTAAAATGACTGCTGGTGCCTTTAATGGGACGGGAAACATACTTGTAGATAACATGCTTGATATGTACCGTAACGTGGGGATTGTAATAATCTAATGTTTAATTCCATCATGGGTAGCATTATGAATATGAAAGCAGATGTTTATATTCAACAAAATGCTCAGAGTACTAGTGGTAATGTTACCCGTGAATGGGTTTATGATAAAACAATAGGATGTAGAGTAGAACCAATAAAATCTGGTGGTGCTAGTAATTCAGGAGATTCAAAAACATTTGATGTTGGTCCAGAAAATTCATATCATGAAAGACTTCAACTTAGAGTAAAATCTCCAGTACAAATTAGTCGCAGGTCAAGAATATCCGCTATTCGTAGTAATGATAATTTGTCGGCTTATAAAGAAATTGATCGGTACGGTCAACCAGATATGATTTTTGAAGTAATATCTAGTCATGCTGAAATTGATCCTCTAGGTAGAGTTAGTTATTTTGAAACTACAATTCAAAGGGTAGAAGTGCAACATAATGATTCAACTTCAATTTGATGTTAAAAGCATTAACGCGGCAGAACAATTAATTCAATCTAAAATAACTCAAGCAGAAACTATTATTAGTTCTACCGCTATGACAGAAATTGCTAGAGCCATATTTACAATTACTGCCAAAAAATTTCTTCAAGATTTATCTATGGTTGCCATTCAAGATCCCACACGTTATCATCATCTTTATGAATGGGATCGAATTGGTAGCCAGTCAGATAAATTATTTGTTATGAAACAAAAATCAGTAAGAAATGGTAGTTTGTCAATTACTTTTGTTCCAATGAAATCAACTAAACCCGTACCAATAAATGCTAGATTATTAGAACCTAGTCTTAGCGGAAAAGTTGTTCATTCCACTCACATATTTAGAGATAAAATGCGTATCATGGAAGAAAATGATCCAATTCATTATCAAACAAAAAAAACAATAGTATTTACTCCTGATGGAAATAGATTAGTTTTTGTTCCTAAAGATCACATTATTTCAATTATGAATCCCGGTGGAAAAGAAACAAGTCATGCACTTAAAGAATATTCTAGTCAATGGTATTCAATGAAGGCCGCGCAAATAGTTTCAGAATCTAATTTAATGGATAAAATTGGATCGGAAGTAGCAAAAACTTTAAATCAAACAAATTCTAGTTCATCTAAAATTCAAGATACAATTAGAAAAGTAACATCAGCATATTCTAAGGGATTGACAGAAATATAATGACAGATTATTCATCTATTGCATCACATGACATTAGGCTGCATCTGTGGGATCAGTTAAAGTCAAATAATATTTTGACAGAATCAGATTACTATGCTGATGGTTTCACACAACCATTAATTCCTATTATTCCTAGTCAACAAGTTCCAGAATTCAACAATCTTTTACCCGGCAAAACTTATATAACATATGAAGTTGAAACTTTACCAATGGAAGTATCATGGTGGATGACAAATGAATTAATTACATTAATGGTAGTATCCCCAGATTATGATCAAATAAACAAAATAATGAATTTTATAACAGACCTAATGCGTAGATATGATGAATCCGTAACAGATTTTAGAGGATCAACAATATTTTCCAACAACTTCTTATTCCATTACACATCAATAAATAAAATAAAATCTCCCGCTCCAATGAAACAAGAGGGCGGGTTACGGGTTGGCAGTATCTCAATCCTATATTGTTATAGCAGAAAACTAGACGACTCAGGTCGCTTTGCGTAAATAATCTGTTATCATATAAATGAGGAAGTGTACAACCCAAATCTTTGAAAAAAAGGTAGGTGAAAAATAAAATGGCTGCTCAAGCAAAAAATATTATCGTTGGTGCCGCTAAAGTCTATGTATCACATGGTACAGGATCTAGCCGTCCCAACCTA